AAATTTGATCAATTAATTGACCTCATTATTAATGAAGATGAGGAGCAAGCAAAAGACCTTTTCCATGAAATCGTAGTAGAAAAATCTAAAGAGATTTACGAGTCAATCATGGAAGAAGAAATGATGGACGATGACCTCGAAGAAGGCATGGGCGGTCAAGTAGGTGATTTACTTGATGAGATCAATGCTGAAGAAGAAGGAGTCTCCGAAGAAGAAGAAGCAGAAGACGAAATTGACGTTGATTCTGAAGAAATTTTCGACATCGAAGGTGACGAAGATGAAGGTTCTTCTGAAGAAGTAGAAGATGCAGTTATTCGCATCGAAGACAAACTAGACGAATTAATGGCTGAGTTTGAAGAAATGATGGGCAAAGAAGACGACCTAGAAGGTCGTGACGATGAAATGGACGCTGACCTAAAAGACATCGAAGATGAAGGCGGCGAAGAAGTTGACGTAGAAGTTGACGATGAAATGGTTGCTGAAGCAGATGACGAAGACGAAGAATTAGTCTCTGAAGCAGTAACTTTAAATAAAGTTCCAGTTCAATATCCACATGGTGGAGACAATGGTGAAAACACCAAAAGCCCAGTTGACGCTAACTCAGGCAGTGCAGGCATGGACAGCAAGCCCGTAGATTTTGCTAAAGGTGACGAGAAAGGTCGTTCAGCACCCCAAGCAAAAGACGTAGACGGTGCTTCTAGTTTCCAAAACAAGCCTGGACAAAAGAGTGTAAAACTCGGAAGTGCGCCTAAGCCCGTGACAGCACAGGCTTCTGGTGTTAATACTAAATCTGTTATAGACTAAGGAACTGATACAAATGGCTTTGTATCTTAAGGAACACTTAACATTCGACCGTGCAGAATTGGTGGTCGAATCTGTTAAAGAAGAAGGCAGTGATTTAAAAACTTTGTATATGCAAGGTATTTTTATTCAGGGTGGGGTAAAAAACGCTAATGAACGTGTTTACCCCGTTTCTGAAATTGAAACCGCTGTTGACACCCTTAATAGTCAAATCAGAGAAGGACATTCGGTCCTAGGCGAAGTAGATCATCCAGATGACTTAAAGATCAATTTAGATCGTGTATCACACATGATTACTAAGATGTGGATGGATGGTCCAAACGGGCTAGGAAAATTAAAGATTTTACCAACTCCAATGGGTAAGTTAGTTCAGACCATGTTGGAATCAGGGGTAAAACTTGGTGTTTCAAGTCGTGGTTCAGGTAATGTAAACGATTTGGATGGCCGAGTAAGTGATTTTGAAATAATCACAGTAGACATTGTTGCCCAACCCAGTGCTCCAAATGCATATCCCAAAGCAATTTATGAAGGTCTTATGAATATGAGACACGGTCATAAAGTGTTAGAGATTGCAAGAGAAGCAAGAGGCAACAAGCAAGTAGAGAGGTTCTTAGGAGACGAAATTAAACGTCTCATTAAGGACTTAAAAATAGACTAAACTTTATTAGAGGGGAAATCAGCATGTTAGATGCTATCAAACCATTAATTGATTCAGGTCTCATTAACGAAGACGTTGCAGGAGAAATTGATTCTGTTTGGAACGACAAGTTAAATGAAGCCAAAGATCAAGTTCGAGGTGAACTCCGTCAGGAATTCGCACAAAGATACGAACATGACAGAAATGTGATGGTTGAAGCCCTTGATAAGATGATAACTGAGTCTCTAAGTGAAGAAATTAAAGAATTTCACGAGGAGAAGAAGGCAATCAACGAAGACCGCGTTAAAGCCAAAGTAAAACTTTCTGAGCAAGCAACAAAGTTTAATGAATTCATGGTTACTAAACTAGCCGAAGAAATCAAAGAACTACGTGCTGATCGCAAAGTTCAAATGGAAAACCAAGATAAACTTCAAACATTTATCGTGCAAGCACTAGCAAAAGAAATTAAAGAATTTGCTCAGGACAAGCAAGCAGTGGTTGAACAACGTGTTAAGTTGGTCGCAGAAGGTCGTGAAAAACTTGAAGCACTCAAACAGAAGTTTGTTGCTGAAAGTTCTAAGCGAGTTTCTAGTGCAGTTGCATCACATCTCAAAGGTGAATTGTCACAACTTAAAGAAGACATTCAAATTGCTAGAGAGAACTCATTTGGTCGTAAGATTTTTGAGACATTCGCATCAGAATTCTCAACAACTTATTTAAATGATAAGGCTGAGACACGTAAAATTGTCAAGGCTTTTGAAGCAAAAGAGAAAGAACTAGCGGATTCAAAAGCCCAACTTGCGGAAGCAATGAAGGTAATTGAATCAAAAGACAGTGAAGTTCGCATTATTAAAGAGTCCACTCAGCGTGAAAAAGAACTAGATTCACTTTTAGAATCTTTGAACAAAGAAAAGGCTCATGTAATGAGAAGTTTGCTAGAAAGCGTCCAGACACCAAAATTGAAGGCCGCTTTTGATAAGTATTTACCAGCCGTACTAAACACTGGAAGTGAAAAGAAAGCGAAAGCTCCTTTAACTGAAAGCGTTTCAGTAGCAGACGGTAATAAATCTGCCAAGAAGATTGAAAAAGAGACCGCTGACGAGTCTTCAAACGTCATCGATCTCAAGCGTCTGGCAGGGCTTGCAAATTAATTAATACGAAGACATATTAGGAGAAATAAACCATGTCACAAGTACTCTTAGAAAGCCGTTGGGACGAGACCAAAGACGCCCTGTTAGAAGGCTTAAAAGGTAATCGCCGCTCAACAATGGGTGTAATCCTTGAAAACACCCGCAAGAGTCTCTTAAACGAGAACGCTACCGCTGGTAGCACCTCTGCAGGAAACATTGCTACACTTAACCGTGTGATTCTTCCAGTAATCCGTCGTGTTATGCCAACTGTTATCGCTAACGAACTCGTTGGTGTACAGCCCATGACCGGCCCTGTTGGACAAATCCACACATTACGTGTACGTTATGCTCAGTCTTTGACTGACAATTCAGCAGCCGCTACTTCTGTAACTGCTGGTGAAGAAGCATTATCACCATTCAAAATTGCACAGGCTTACTCACGTACAGCCCAAGCAACTGCGACTGCAAACTCCTATACTGGTGCTGATACAGCAACTTTAGAAGGAAACGGTGGTAAGCAAATCAGTGTGCAAATCTTACGTCAGGCTGTAGAAGCCAAATCACGTAAGTTGCAAGCACGTTGGACATTTGAAGCCGCTCAGGACGCTCAGTCTCAGCATGGTATCGATGTAGAAGCAGAAATTATGGCTGCTCTTGCACAAGAAATCACTGCTGAAATTGACCAAGAGATTCTTTTATCTCTACGTACCTTGGCAGCAACTGAGTTCACATACAACCAGGCAACAGTTTCTGGTACAGCAACATACGTTGGTGACGAGCATGCCGCTTTAGCAGTTCTTATCAACAGAGTTGCAAACTTAATCGCACAGAGAACACGTAGAGGCGCAGGTAACTGGGCTGTTGTGTCTTCTGCCGCATTAACTGTACTACAATCTGCTACTACATCAGCATTTGCACGTACAACAGAAGGTACATTTGAAGCACCTACAAACACTAAGTTTGTTGGTACATTAAATGGCTCTATGCGTGTATTCGTTGACTCTTATGCTCCTGACACTCAAGCAGTGTTAGTTGGTTATAAGGGTTCTTCTGAAACTGATGCAGCCGCTTTCTACTGCCCATATATTCCATTAATGAGCAGTGGTGTTGTACTAGATCCATCAACATTCGAACCAGTCGT